AAACATAAAAAAATAGGTTACTCTCTGGGTATCCTGTGTATCTACAACAGGCACGAATACAGTAGTATTATCTATATTTGTTACTTCATTCGCAGTTAGAATTGTGAACTGTGCTTCAGTAAGTAATGTATTCCCGGCAGCGGTTTCATCTATATCTGTTATAGTGTAACCAATGAGGAAGGTGTTATCTGCGGCAAAAGAACTTGTTACTAAGGGTAATTCAATATTTATACCATTTTTTTTTTGAGATTCTACTGTTAAATTATTATTTGGTATAGTTGTATGATATTGATACGGCTGTCTTAACTGAAAATATTCTTCTTCTTGTAATGCAAACAAGTCATGATTATTAAGAACAATTTTTGCTGAATTATAGACATTTGTCATATTACTTGTCCATATGATTTCTTTAACAGGGTGGTTAAAATTTAGTAGAATAGGGGATTGGTTATTATTCGTAAGTGGTTGTTTCTGTACCTGTTCTATAAGATATTCGTGTGAAATCTTGGCGAATCTTTTACGTTCATCTGTATCCAGATAAATATAATCTACAGTAACACCTAGATTTGCTTCTACACCGACGTCAGAAGTTATACCCCAAGTAAAATTAAGGTTAATATCACTATGTTGTAAAGAAATAATAGGAAGTGCAAGACCTGGATTACGACAGAACCAAAATTGTAAAGGTATCTGAACATTAGGTATACTGTTGGTAGAATCACCTATCATTGTTTTAAGTCCAAATGTTTTTGAATAGGGTGTAGTTAATTCGTTAAAAATATCCATCCATTCTTGTGTATGTGTATCTATAACAGTTTTTCCTATTTTTAGTTCTACACTATTAATAATTTTAGAACCACACATAATATTGGGTGTATCGGATGTTACATATATTTTATGTATAAGGTCGCCTAATTTAGTAATATTTACATTACCGTATGTATTATTTGTATTGATGGTAGAACTACCATTAATAGTTTGTTCTACTGTTTCTATTGAATAGTTAGTGTATCTACGATATACTACTTTAAAAAAGGTCATTTGTGGATTTCCGGTAAGAAATGAATCTTGTTCCCCATAAGAAACCAACTGTATTAATGCCCCCATTATATTTATTATATAAATATAAATTATTTTTAATATTAATATTAATATTAAAAATAAATGAATTAAATCTAAAAGAAAAAAGGAAAAAACTAAATAAATATTTAGTTGGAGTAAGCAAGACCACCCATACCACTCATAATACGGAGAACATTGTAGTTCACAGCGTAAATACGGTCCTCACCTGTGGCGTCAAGTGGGGTGGTGGTTTCAAGAGTAGCGGTATCAATGCGGGAGAAGTTGCAGGTGCCAGAAGGCTGGTGCTCCTCAGGCTTAAGTGCGAAAGAATAGCAGTTAATCTTCTTAGTCATTCGCGACGTTAGTGCCTCGGTTTCGGTTTCGGTACTGTTAAGTTTATCAAGACGTGTGATACCCATAGCGGTATCACCCTCCACTGTGTCAGCAGTAATTAGTGGTTTAGATAATTTAAATGCAGCCATAGGGGCAGTATCTCCCTGGACTTTGCCGGTCGTGTCTCCATTGTCGGCGGTTATGTTGAGCAGTACATCGGTTACTGTTGCAACAACAGTTCCATTACCATTGTCGCCACTGGTTACTACTCTCACTAAATCTCCAACAGAAATTGTCTCATTAAGTTGGCTGGACTGGAATATATAAGATAAAAGGGACGGGTCTGTGCGTGTCTGCGCCGTAATATTGCCAAATGTACTGCCTGCCGCGATTGGCCCAGTGAGTGTTTGGACAACGACCAAATCAGCGGCCGGCTCAATAGGTGCGCCGCCGTTGTCGGCGAGCATTTGTGTAACCTCGGCACCAAGAGCAGCTGTCGTCGACGAGCGAACAGAAGCGGCAGCAGCAACAGAAAGATTCTGGTTAGGAATGGCGGTGTGGTAGTCAAATGGCTGACGGAGCTGGAAGTATTCTTCCGATTGGAGGGCAAAGCGATCATGTCCATTAAGAACAAGTTTAGCGCCACCGTAAGCATTAATAGCAGCACTGGTCCAGATAAGCTCTTTCACTGGGTGGTTAAAGTTAAGTCGGTTGGTCCGTGAAGCACGGGCAGTGTGCACCTGAACCTGTTCAATGAGGTATTCGTGCGAAACCTGGGCGAAACGGCGGCGTTCATCAGTGTCAAGGTAGATGTAGTCAGCCCAAACATTAACGCTCGCAAGAGCACCAACACGCGTCGATTGACCCCAAGTAAACTTAATCTTAACTTCGTGGTACTGAAGAGCAATAAGAGGGAGGGCAAGACCTGGGTTACGGCAGAACCAAAACTGGAGTGGAACCTGAACCATACCACTATCAGTCGGATCAGTACTAGTTCTACCAACATCACCAACCATATTCTTCAAACCAGTAGCCTTGGAGCGGGGGGTAGTAAGTTCTTTAACAATATCCATCCACTCGTGCGACTGACGGTCAATCATCTGACCACCGATTTCAAGCTCGGCCTCATAGACCATCTCCGAACCCCTGGTAATACCATCAGTGGACGAAGTGGCATAAACCTTGTGGACAAGATCACCATTTCTAGAGATAGTCACGGTACCAGAGTTAGTGGTCGAGGTCGTGAGAACACTAGAACCATTAATAGTCTGCTGAATAGTCTCCATCGAGAAGTTAGTGTGTCTGCGGTAGACAACCTTGAAAAAAGTAATTTGCGGGTTACCTGTAAGGTAAACATCCTGTGCGCCATAAGCTACGAGTTGCATTAATCCTCCACCCATTTTTGTATACTATATACCAAGAAAATAATTATGGAGAATTAATTTAATTAAAACGAAATAATAAATATAATCTTATATATATTTTACAAATATTACCAACACCACAAGTAAATATGATTCGTTAATCTTTTGTCATTATCGATTATATATTTATCTACACGATTAGTTATATTTAATTTTACTTTATCTATATATTTAGAAACTTGGTCAAAATTATATTGTTCCATAGTTAAATTAGTTATAATAAATATTAGATTTATACTTAAATGGTATTAAATATTCATAAAAATAAAAAGTATAATTAATCTAAGCAGCACGTTTCAAAAATTTGACCCGTGACTAAATATGGGTCACAAGAAGAAGAAGGTCGTCTATCTTCAATATAACCATACTGATTTTTAAAGGTTTCATTAGGTATTCTTATAGATACGTTCCTATTACCAACGCCATATGTAAAAGTATTCATATCAGATGTTTCGTGTTTTCCAGTTAGTCTTTCACTATTATCATTACCATATATTTCTATATGTTTATTGTGATTTAATTTTAATTTTTCTATATATTCTAAAATGATTTCATAGTTATTGTGTTTCATAGTTTCTGTTGTGCTAAAATTAACATGACAGCCACTACCATTCCAATCACCCTTTACTGGTTTTGAACCAAATTCTATTAATACTTTATGTTTTTCACCTAATCTATTCAGAACATATCTGGTTAACATTAAATAATCTGCTGCTAAAATACCATCGGCACAAACCTGTAACTCCATCTGACCAGGACAAACTTCCATATTATATCCAGTTAGTGGAACTCCCATTTCTAACAATATTTCTAAAGCTTCATCTAAAAAATTCCTTTTAAAACATCTATCATAACCAACAGAACAATAATATTTACCTTGTTCTTCTGGAAGACCTACTTCTGGGAATCCAATAGGTTTGTTTGTTTCTGGATTAATAAGAAAGAACTCCTGTTCTATACCAAATTTTGGTTTTAATTCTAGTTTTTTGTTAAAAATATTTAGTGCATATCTTCGTGTATCTATAGGGTCTCCATTATTTGTCATTGTTTCACATAGAACAAATGAGGCATTTGTTTCCCCAAAAAAAGGATTTTTTGTAAGTAAAACTGGTTTTAAAATTATTTCAGAATCTTTGCTTTCTGATTGATATGTGCTTGAACCATCATAATTCCATAATGGGACATCATCTATACTTTTAATTAGTTTATCGGTAACCTTTACTTTAGATCTGAAATTTCCGATACCGTCTAACCATATATATTCAATAATCATTAGATTTGTAATAAAATAATACTTAAGTTAAATTTATTAATAATTTTTAAAATATTAAACAATCAAAGTAATTTACTTAAATAGATTTATTATAATAGTTTCTAGATTAAAGTAATGTTACTGATTATATTGTTAAATTTATTTAGATTTGGTTATTCATCTGAAATTCAAGTAAAAAAATTAGTTTTTGAAAATTATACAAGGGATATATTACCGAATACTACGGTAAATATAAAATTAGGAATTGCTATTCGTTCGCTAAATAATATTAAT